TTGCTGCGGCTGGTACGTATTGAACAATCCCGTGCCGAGACCACCGAGGAAGCTGCCCACCGGGCTGGACGCGTTGAGCGGGGCGACTGCCGCCGCTGCGCTACCACCACCGGAGGCGATGTTAGCGCCGAGCGCCGCCTGGCTGTTCTGCGAGGTCTGGAGTCCAAGCTGGGCTTGCAGGGCCGAGAGGCCGTTGCTGAAGTCCTGCTGACCCATGTTGGCACCGAAGCCGAACAGGCCCGACGCATTGGAGAGCATCTGTTGTGCGCGCGTGTTGCCAAGGTCGTTGTACGCAGCCGCCGTGTTGTACGCGTTCTGGCTGATGCCCGGAAGCGCGCTGGCGAACTGCATACCCTGCGTCCCAAGCTGGGAACCCATGTTGCCGAAGAGTCCGGCCACACCGAGGTTCTGCTGCTGCTGCTGGAGCCCAAGGTTCTGTGCCATCTGCTGACGACCGAGGTCCGCTTGGTTGAGCTGATCCCCGAACGTCTGGAGCGCCGCGCGGCCACCGGGGCCACCAAGCTGCCCGGAGTTGAACGCCGAGTTGGCGAGCAAGTCCATGTTGCGGGCGTCCTGCGGAGCCGCCTGCTGACGGAGGATGTTGAGATAGTTGTCGGAGATACCTTGCGTGTTCTGACCGGCGATGCCTTGGGCCTGGCCGAACAACTGCTGTTGCTGGCCGAGGTTGGCAGCACCCTGCTGTCCGTATGAGTTGAACAGTCCCTGCATCTGCCCTTGGTTCAGGTTGAACGCCTGGTCCGGGCCGATCCCGGCCTGGTTGATGGCGTTGCCGAAGATACCAGGAAGTTGCTGGTTGCCCACGTTCTGGGAGAACTGCTGGAACCCAGCGTTCGGCCCCGTGCCGCCAAAGTACTGGTTCTGTAGGCCGTTAAGTTGGTCGAAGGTCTGTCGCGTCTGCGAGGTCGGGGAGAAGTAAGCGTTCTTCCCTTGGAAGGACACATCACCCATCAACCCGTTCTGAATGTTGTACGGCAGCGCCGCGTTCGCAGCGGTCTGTGCTGCGGACTTAGTTGCCTTGGCCTGCTGGTTCGCGCCGAGTGCGCCTAGTACGGCACCGGCTGCGGGAATGGCTATTGCGGCTGCGGGCATGATGCTTTTCTCCACTGCTTCTTGGTCAGGCGGAAGAAGTCCAAGGGGACCATTCCGTAGGGAGACTTCCACTCCCCGTCAGTCTGTGTGTACGTAAAGCCTACTGCCTTCGCGAGTATGCGCGCGGCCTTGTTGGCACGCGGGACCATCGTGATGATCTCTTTGCAGTCGGTCTGGGTGAAAATGAAATCAGCGGCCTCTTTCGCCGCGTCGAGTACCTGGTCCGATCCGGGCAGGAACTGCGTGTGGACTTCGAGAACCTTCGGGGCCTTCTTCACGAACAGGAACGCTCCGGTCTCGGCCTTGAGCATAAGGGTGCTCGGCATATCGACGATGGCAGTTAAGTCCAGCGGGCCGTCGGCCAATCCACTTACCCACGGGTAGACCTCCGGGTTGTTCAGGATGTCGTTGAGGAACTGAGCGTCTTTACTTTTCGATAAGAGCATCGAGCTTCGTCTCAATCCGCGCTAGGCGGTCAATCGTCTCTGTGTGGAACTTGGTGTCGTCGGACTCATGCTTCTCTAGCCGGGTCGCCACGGTCTTAGCCTTGTAGGCCGTGATACCGTACGATGCGCCCGCGCTGGCGATGATGCCACCCAGCGTGATGGGATCGAAGGAGGGGATCATTGGGTCGGTCCCGAGAACGGCGTCACGACGCTGCTCAGGAGCCTCTGTTTGAGATCGGCCGGCATCAGTTGGTTCTGCATAATCTTGTTCGCCCAGTTGCGCTTCATTTCGTCGATGGGGATTTCCGCCAGGACTTGATCTGTGAGTCCCACGTTGTACTGGTGCGTGCCGTCGCCCGTGAGCTTCTGGAGCCGGCCATTCGCTTGGCCTAGTCCGACCTCACCGTTCGCCAGGAACTGCGTGAGCGGCCCCGTGGGCTTGTCGCGACTCATCACCGGGTTGCGCGGGTCGATAGACTGCCACTGGTTCTGGTAGCTGCCGAAGCCCTTGCCGATGTTCACGTCCGCCTGGGAGAGCCACGACGTGTCGATGTGATCCGACTCGGGCCGGTCCGGGTGGTTGTGAAGCACGCCGATGGGCGTATGATCCGTGGGTATCTCGTCTAGCAATCGGCTGATCGGAGCCGCGTGGCTGGCCGTGGCCGAGTCTGCGGAGCGGTCGAATCCAGAGTGGTAGAACTTGCCGTCCGGACCACGAGTGATTACCGAGGCGTACTCTTGGCCGTGGTAGTTCGGTTGCTGGCGCAGCAGATACTCCGCCCCCGCCGCTGCATCCTGCGGGGTGTCGTACCCATGCGTGTAGCGCGTGTCGAACAGTCCAGCCATATGGTTAGGTCGCCGTTGCCTGAAGGTTGAGCGTCGCAGTTTTAACCGTCGTCCCAAGATACTTGAGCGTCAGTGTTATCTGTGCGTTGTTCGTCCCAGGGGATGAACGCAATAAATCCCACTCTCGGTTAGAGCTAAGTGCGAGATCAGTGTCGAGAGCGGAGCCGCCTACAGCAGTCCCTGAGACTTGATGCGCGGCAACGGTGTAGTTGCCGGAAGCTAGACCCTTTGGGCTAATCCAATCGCCAATATCAGTTGATCCAACGGTGTCCACCTTATTGATGTCGCCCGCTGTAGTGAACTGAATTCCGACGCTATACGCGCCAATGTGAGTGCCCGAGAGCGTGCCGCCCGATGAGCCGAGCAGATCGAAGGTCGGCGCGGCAGCCGCCATCAGCATCGCTGCGGTTGCGCCGCTCATTTAGGTTAACCCTGGCCCGGAGATCAGCCACGTCGTTGTCGCGACCTTTTCCGCCGTGGCGAATCCGTTGGCGGCGAGCGAGCGCGTTCCGGTCGTCGTCGTGCCCGCAAGCCTTAGTGTGTCGGACGTAAGCGCGATGTTCACCGCGCCGGAGCCGACATTGAAGAAATGGATCGTCGTGCCAATGGCCCACGCGCGAGTTGCGTTCGACGGGATCGTGAATGTGTCACCGCCCGAGCCGCTGTAGCCGACAGACCAGTTCGCCTCTGCGAGTGCGAGGGTCGTACCAACCGTGTAACTGGAACTCGTGACACCGACGTTCGGGATGCCGTTGAAACCGACTTGCTGCGAGGTGGCACCCGTGTTCGTGACCGAGCCGCCCTTGAAGTCGTAATTGCCTGTGTTGGAAAGAGTTAGCAGCGCAGTTGTGTTGTCGTTCGCGTAGAACGCGTAGCCCGAAGTACCGGCCTGCACGCGGAACGTGTTGGCTGTATCGAGACGAATGAACCCAGTGCCGTTCAAACTGATGTGTGTGCCTGCGAAAGTAGTCGCGCCCGAATTGCTGAACGTGTTGTTGGCGTTGAGCAGCGGGACGTTCGCCGAGAGCCGCGCATCAGCGAGAGAGCCCGTTAGGTTGCCCGCGTCGGTGAAGTACGTGGTCTCGTGGCCGTCGAGCGTGTCGGCATCGAGGCCCGAGCCGCTACCGTCAACAGTCTTGATCTGCGTCAGGATGTCAGCAGCCGTCACTTGCAGCGTCGTGCCGGACGTGCTGAGAGCGCCGCCAAGTGCGAACTGAATCGCAGCACTAGCTGAGTCGTCCCAACCATATATTCTATCCGCGTTGGCGTCCGTGAATGCCGCGATGTCTGCAATAGAGCCATTGCCAAGAGTCGCCCCCAGCGTAGCCCAGTTGGACACGTCGAACTTCGTCCCGATGGCGGTCTGAATCGCAGCCGTCTCGTTGTCCACGTCACTTCCGAGGATGATCTTTTCCGGATCGCCCGTGGTCAGGGAGTCTTTGGCCGAGAAGTCATTTACCGGAGTGTAATCGCTCATGTTATCCCTTGAGTCTGCCGACCTTTGTTAGGAGGTCGATTTCTTGGATTGCGAAGTCGCCGCCGTCGATGACGGCCTCGGCCCCGATCTTGATGTACTGGCCCGTGCCGCTACCAGGAATGTTCTTCTCCTGAAGGTCCACGCCGCCGCCCCACTCTGCTATACCCCATTCCCCTGAGCCCCACAGCCCGGTGCCACCCGCTATGGTGAAGGCCACAAGCGCCTGAGTGAACTGGGTCTGGAAGTCGAACGCCCACTTCAGGTAGATCGTCGTGTTGATGTTGAAGAAGAACCTGCCGCTGATGCGTTTCAGGATCAGCACGTAGTTCTGTTGGGTCACGTCGATCCAACCGCTCTCGTAGATCATCCGGAAGGAGTCTCCGTTGTCCTGCCCACCCGTGTACGTGCCGAGCTTGCCGGTCACGGAGTTGAGCGTCAGGTAGAGGTCTCCGTTGAGCTGCGGGAGAATTGCCGTAGGAACCATCTGGTCCCACTGGCCCATCACACGAGCCGCGCCGTCTTCTAGGAAGCCGCGCGTATCGAAACAGAAGCAGTCTCCTACTTCATCAAGGGTGGCCGGACCGCTCCGCGTGGGCACGGAAAGAAGGTAAAACCGATTCCTTGCGGAGAAGCCCGACCGTAGTCTGAGGGGGTCAAAGTTACCGCTGTCGATAGTGTCACGGATTCTGTCCGAGACGTTGACCGACAACTTGGTGATCTCGCCCGACTTCTGTTCCACCACTAGGCGGTTGAAGGAGCGAAGCTCACGGCTGTTATCAAGGAACCACAGATCGCCGTTGACGTGCTGCACGGAGAACTGGGAGTAGCAACCGATGCCAGGAATCGTGTCGATGACCTTCATGTTGCTAGGAGTCATGCCGACCACGCTGCCGGTCGGATCGCTGAACACCACGATGTTGTTGTGCCCGAATATCACTAGCAGGTTGTTGAAGGCCGATACCGCAGTGATCGTGTCATTGTTGGGCCACACCGAGGACAGGTCGAAGAAGCTCGTGGTCCCCCAGGTGTTATGCGCCAGGAGGTCGGAGTACCACAGGACGGAGTTGTCAGAGCTAGTCTGCCACACCCGGCCGAAGGCTACCGTTCCGATGCCACCCGTCGGGGCGTCACCATCCGTAACCATCGACGACGTGGTGCCGTCGTAGATCAGGGCCTTGTACCCGGCCTGGAAGCCGATCACAAAGTCGTTGAAGTTGGTCAAGTGCCAGTTGCCGGCCGTGAACACAGCCGAGCCGGTCACGTCCGACCACGTATCGCCCGCTGCTGACTTCCAGACCTTCGTGTCGCTGGTCATCACCTGCTGGGTCGTGCCGTCTTGCTTGATGAACTGGATGCCGTTCCGGAACGCCTCCGAGGCGGCCACGGATGTAATCGACTCCCAGCCCTTGCGAGCGGACAGGCGTCCGGACGCGTCGATGATCGAGTTGGTGAGCTTGGTCGCCCACTCTGCCCCGAGGAGGGCTCCCGACTTCTGGGTGTTGAGGCCCTTGGCCCCAGGAACCACCAGCGGGATGTGGACTGCACCAGCCCCACCGTGGGCGCGTGGAGTAGGCATGTTACGTTCTCCGCCAGTCGTAGAAGCCGCTGCGCTCCCGTGCGCGAATCTCGTTCTCTACCGCCGCTCCCTTGGCAGCAAGCCAACGGGACTCGGCAATGTTACCCGGCTCACCAATCTCCTCGCCTCTCTCGTTGAGGGCAAGGTACAGCGCGCCGAGGCGGACCGTGCGGTCGTTCATCGCGATCTCAGTCGCGGCGTCCGTCGTCGGGTCTAGTTCGGCCTCGGGCGTGTTCATGCGGATACGCACGTACGTCGCAGACGAGGGCGTCGGCCAGAACCGGATCAACCACTGGTCGTTCTCGGTAGCCGGCGTCGGGTCTTTCTCAAGGGTGAAGTAGATGGGTTTGGCTGAGGTGTTGGACCTGTCCGACTGGTAGGAGCGGTAGAACTCCGTGGGATCGAGGTACGTCATCTGCGTGCCCTGCGCGGCGGTGGAGTCATCGAATATCCAGCAGGCGGGGCCGAGTTCGTTCCACAGCATGTGGGAAGTGTTTCTGGTCCCAGTTAGCGTGTAGCTCTGGGTACCGTTGGCAAGCTGGACCGTAACCTCGTGGTCGAGGAAGTTCCAGACCGTAGCTTCGTTGAGTTCGGCCACCGTGTCAGCCACGAAGGATGCGACCAGCGCTGAGTACGCGGCGCTAAGGTCAGTGACCGAATCCTCTCGGAGTCGGAGCAGGACCTTGTTCGTGATCTGGAGCAGTGTGGCCATAGGACCTCAACGGTGAAGAATGGGTGGCCCGATATGTCCCTCGGGCCTGGGGTCAGTTAGCGTTAGCTGACTTGTATTACACCGGAACCGCAACCGCGATACCAGCCTCCGGACGAAGCAGGGCAACGTCGAAGATCATGTCCGTCGTGAACAGATCACCGAGGTATTCCTGAATGTACGAGGTCTGAACGCGGGGGCGCATCTGCTCGATCAGCATGAGGGCTTCCTTCTGGAAGAGAAGGGCCGCACGGCCAACAGTGCCGTAGCTGGTCGGACCAGACGCCGTGAGGGAGGCGCAGTTCGTCGAAACGTAGAACTCCACGCCGTACAGATCGCCGATGCGACCGTTACGGATCGAGTTCGCCATACCGACTTCACCCGTGAACGCCTGCTCCGTGAACCGCGAGATGCCGAGAAGGTTCTTCTTCTCGCCAGGCGGAATCACGAACACGCGACCCTGGCCCTTGACATCGCTGTCGTCGAGCTTGCGGATCAGAAGGCGAATGCCCTCGTCCGTCAGGGAAGCCGCGTTACCGGAGGTCGAGTTGCTGTACGCAACCAACGCGCCCGCGCTCGGCGTGCCGATCACAGCCTTCGAGTAGGCCGAACCAGCAACCGTCGGGGAAGCGTCCGCACCAGCGAACTTCGCGCCTTCCGCGTGCAGGTTGATGTCAACCCGCTTCGCAAGGGCGTAGCCAGCATCGTCCGTGTAGAACTGACGAATGGTGTCATTCGCCTGAACGCCCACGATGTCTTCGATCAACCGGGAATACTCCCAGTGCTCATCGATGACGAACGCCGACTGAAGTTCCTGATTCGCGATCAGGGTGACAACCGTCTCCGCAGCCTTGGCCGAAGCCGAGCCGCGAACCGGACGGGGAACATGCACGGTGTCGCCCTTACGGCCGACGAAATCCATATGCACAACGAGAGGAGCCATGACCAAGTTCGCCTTGTAGTTGGCGACCACTTCGTCAGTCCACAACTCGGGAACGAATGCGCTGTTTGAGCGCGTACGCGTTGCCGCAGTTGCTTCGACGATAGTGACATGGCTAGTAGAACCACCAAGTCCTGCCATTGAAGTGTACCTTAG